TACATTATCGTCATAAGCAGTACCAGCATTAATTAAGTTTAAATTTACAATGCTAGAATTACTTATTGCTGATGATGCAGTCGCTTGTTCACCAGGTATTGCTGTTGGTAATTCTATATCACTATCTAACTCTAATGTATATTCTGGTGCTTTATAAAATCCTTCATCTACAATGGTTCCATTAGGAACAATTGTGATAGAATTGGCAGTTTTATATTCTATTGTCTCGTAATGGTGTATTCCAGAATAAAGATTTTCATACGAACCATATTTTTCTAGTAGATATTTGTCGAGAGCATATTGTGTTTTTGGCCATTCATCATAGACATTTAATATATTATTTGACAATAAAACTACCCAGTCTAATGTAGAATCATCATAAAGATTCTTTGCAACATTATCTGGGCGTTCATCGCCAATAATGTCATACTTTGTAAAGTATTTTAAATTACCAAAAATATCGTCTCTTATTTTACCCCTCTTAAATAAATTCTTTACAGTTACATAATCATTAAGATTCCTCTTTCCTGGGAATCTACTTACATATTCAAAATTGGGTACGTTTCTAAAATAGAATGCCATTTTTAGTAACCTATTTCGCTAGAAGAATCGTCATAATCTTTTGCGTATATTGGTTCAAGTTCCATAAATTGTAAACTTAAAGTATACGAAAACATTGAGTGACTTTTATTGTCCCCATCTTCCATGAAATCTTCATTAAATGTCATATAAGAACCATCTGGAGTGTAGTCAACACTGCACGCTTGTAATGCACATTTCTTTATTTTGTTAATTCCCTTGTGTGGTTTTCCCTGATAGAAATATGAGATTTCATAAACACATGGAGCTTTTAAAAACAAATCTTTTGGAGTAGTTACTACTGCCATAGTTTGTTTAAAAAATCTAATAATTCCTTTTACTTGTTCTGCCTCTTTTATAGATCTTGGTGATAATTTAAAATTAAATGTAAAAGGTCTCAGTGTTGGTCCATCAAATAGTAATTCTAAATTTGGATTTACAATTGCACCAGTTAATCTTGCCGCTAGATTTGTTTGTACTGCTTGTTCTGCTGCATATAATGCCACAAAGTTTTGTATTTGTGATGATACCTCACCGTCTTGGGTAGTTCTTAATGCATTTGATAATGCTGCTTTAGCACCTTCCACACCATTGTTTATAGTTCCTAGGGACAAATTTGCCCCTCCCATTTGTAAAGGTGTTATTGTCCCTTCATTCCACTTAACACCATTTTGGTCTGTAATTGATGGTTGAATTGGAAGTCTTACGGATCCTTTTATTTCTTGCTTTAAATCACGTTCTTTAAAACTAAAGATATCTCCACTAGCACCACCAACATCTCTTCCACCATATTTAAATGCTTTGAAAATAATGTAATCTATTGATTGTGTTCCTTCGTTTAATGGATATCTATAATCTGCATATTCACCTCTTTGACCAACACCTTTAAAATCTAAATTTGCTATCCCAGATATATTTACTGAAGTTGCTGTAGTATCTTGACCATTTTGATTATTAACATCACCGCCTGTTGGTGGGGTGTCTGCAGGATTTGATGTATCTGGTGGAGTTATAACTCTTTTTTGTTCTTCTTTTGAGCTTATGCCACTATTTTCAAGTGTTCTTGTTACTTCCGTAGATGTATTTTGGTATAATTTTCCATTTTGGTTTGTTAAGGAACTTGCTTCTGAAGCACTTAAAATTTGCTTTCCGTCAGAAGATTTTAATAAATCCCAAGATGTTCCATTATTTGTTCTTGCTACTGGAACCCAACTACCATTTCCAGTTACTACTCCAGTTAAATTATTTACTCCTTGCCACTTATATAATGTAGTTGTTCCTCCAGTAACTGCAGTTCCTCCAGATTGCTGAGAAACTGCAGTAGATGTCCTATAAAGACCACTAACTCCAGTGGATGATCTAGCACTTCCACTAGTTTTAGATGAAAATTCTCCACTACAAATTTGACCTTGGGGACATTGAAAGTTTCCTGCCATTATCAGTTCCCCCTAAAGTCTAAATCATTTTTGCCGTATCCTTTATAATTTCTTACTCCTCTTAGCATTTTCTTAAATGTTTTGTTAGTGTCTTTCCAAACATCAGTTACTAAAATGGATTTTTCTCTACCTTCTTTTATTGATACAAAAGATTCAATTGGTATATTTATGGCAGTCATCCATTCGTCAAATGCTATATCTAATAATAAACCTTTAATTTGATTCATATTATATTTAGACACAGAACTATATGGTAAATTTAATCTACCTTCCATTAAATTTTCGGTTATGATTTGTCTCTTAATTGGGTCAATATAATGCAAATTACTCCCAGTAAAAGAATTTCCAGAAGTTGAAATTACATATACTAAAGGATTTCTATCAAAGTATTTTAAATTTTTTGATGATGCTTCATACTGAAACATCATTAGATGACCAGATTTTGGAATTCTTCTTAGTACATTTTTATCTTTACTTCCTTCTTCTCCATTATCTTGTTGCTCATCTAATATTAATCTTTGTGGATCATTTTTATATTTTTCTGATAATCTTTTAAAGGCTCTTCTGTAGAAAATTGATGATCTTCCTTTTCCTTCTAGGTTTACTTCTTCGTTAATTTCCTCAAACAGAGTTTTTTTAGACATTATTTTATACCTAAATCGTCTTCTGTTATAATTTTAAATTCTAAAAGTCTATCTTTACACCACTCTTCTGCAGCCTTCCATTTGGCTTTATTTACTTCATATAACTGAGATTCATATAAAAAAGATTTTGTTATTCTTGATTTTTTCTTTGGTGGGGCAGTTTGTCTTTTTGGTTTTACTTCAACTACGTATGTTTTTATAGACCCTCTTTTATCTCTCATCTTTACTATAAAGTCTGGAAAATACTTATGAACTTTTCTATCAATTGGTGATATGTAAGGAATAAAAAATTCCTCACTTGCCCACTCTAAAATATTTTCATTTAAGTCGCACCATTGACAAAATTTGCGTTCCCAACTACTTCTACAAATAATATTATTAGGATTACCTTTATATTTTTGTGGGTTTGATGGTCGGTACTTGCTTTTTATACTTTCGTTCATAAATTAACTACATAGTATATAATAGTAAAAATATTTATAGATGACTGGTAAAAGTCTTCCACCAATAAATCCTGGAGTATCCATGTCTAGAATAAAAAGCAGGTTATTGCAACCTGCTTTGACTTCTAATTATTCTGTTATAATTACTCCTCCAGGTAAAGCATCTTTTCCTAGACAATCTGGAGATAAAGGTTTTGCCTTATCATTTATAGAAACCCAATTAGGTGAACAAATAGATAATGAAATATTAGAATTATCCTGCTCTGAAGCATCTCTTCCAGGGTCATCTTTTGCAACTATTGATATTAGTAATGATTATATGGGAATAACACAAAAACATGCTTATAGGAGATTATATGATGACAGGGCAGACTTTACTTTTTATGTAACTCAAAATAGTAATTATTATCAAATAAGATTTTTTGAAGCATGGATGAGATATATTGCAAATGAACAGTATATTCAAGGAGTATCTGCTAATGATAAATTATCGGGGGCATCAATATCTAGAGTTCAATATCCAGAATTTTATAAATCAGTTATTCAAATTGCCAAATATGAAAGAGACTATGGAACAGGAAGATCACCGACATCACCAATACTAATTTATAAATTTATAGAGGCATTTCCTATAAGTATTAATTCTATTCCAGTATCTTATGAATCTTCTTCTTTATTAAAAGTTACCGTATCTTTTTCTTATACTAGATATGTCATTGATGACTTGACTACAGTTGCAGAATCGACAGTACCAAGTAGAAATCCAAATTCAATTGGAAATCCAGATGTTCCTTCTGGAACAACAACAGTACAGTTAAATGGACCAAGATCTACGGATATACCTAGAAATGTTACTTTACAAGATGGAAGATCTACATTAGCCCAATTGAATGATGGTGTATAAGTTCTTAAAAGCACAATAAATAAAGTAACTGAATTTTATAGGAGATTATGCCTTTACCAAAAATTTCTGCCCCAACATATGAGTTGGAATTGCCTTCAACTGGTCAAGTTATACAATATAGACCTTTTTTAGTAAGAGAAGAAAAATTATTAGTTCTTGCTTTAGAAAGTGAAGATACAAAACAAATTACTACAGCAATTAAAACAGTTATTAAAAATTGTATTATTACAAAAAATATAAAAGTAGAATCGTTACCAACTTTTGATATTGAATATTTGTTCTTAAATATTCGTGGAAAATCTGTTGGGGAAGAACTTGAAGTTAATATTATTTGTCCTGATGACGAACAGACTACAGTGCCTGTGACTATTAATATTGATGATATTCAAGTACAAAAAAATGATAAGCACAAAACGCAGATTAAAATTGATGACTCTATAATGATGGAAATGAAGTATCCTTCATTGGATCAATTTATTAAGAGTAACTTTGATTTTAGTGGTAATAGTAATATGGAGCAATCTTTTGATTTAGTTGCTTCTTGTGTTGATAAAATTTATACTGAGGATGAAGCATGGTCTTCCTCTGATGTAACTAAAAAAGAATTAATAGAATTTTTAGATCAGATGAATTCTTCTCAATTTAAAATGATTGAAGAATTTTTTGATACTATGCCAAAACTTTCTCATGAAATTAAAGTTACTAATCCCAACACTGGGGTTGAGAGCACTGTCGTTCTGGAGGGTCTGTCGAGTTTTTTCGTATAGCCCTGGTCCACATGGACTTAGAGAATTATTATAAATTAACTTTCTCTTTAATTCAGTATCATAAATATTCATTAACAGAGATTGAAAATTTGATACCGTGGGAGCGGGATATTTACGTTACTTTATTGAAGGCTCACTTGGAAGAAGAAAAACTTAAACAGCAACAAAATGGCGGCTAATAAACCAAAGTTTATCGATAAATTTTGGCCAATATCTACTATTGTAGCAAGTAGAACTGGGCAATACAAAAAAATACTTGCTCAACGAATGGAGAAGAGCAAGTATTTAATCGAGAATAACTTTGGTGTAAAGGCAGATAAAGTAGTAGATACTTTTATTAAAGCATATTTGTCTTCTGATAAGGATTATCCAGCACCAATTGAGTCTGTACAAAATCCACAATCTAATAAAGACTTTAGTTTACGTGATCAATATATTTTATTTTTGTGGAATTATTATGTAAATGATAAAAGTAAAAAAACAAAAATACCAAAAGAAGTTCCTCCCAAAGAACAGTCTAAAGGAAATATTTCAGATCCTTCTGGTGCATTAACCTTATATGAAGGTATCAAAGAAGAAGATTTAATTAATGAAGAAATTGATGAAAGAATATTAAAAATACTTGGAATACAAGATGTTTTTGATATTGATTATGGTACTTATTTGAGTTTGCTAAAAGAAAAATTAGTAACCATAAGTATGGGGGATAAAAAAATCCCCAGAGAAGAGCAGATATTATTACAAGATGAATTTAAAAGAGTAAAAGGAAAAGTTGGTAGATTTAAAGTAAGAAGTAAAAAAATAAATGCTGATAATATTGGAACAACAGGTCCGATAAGAGTATCAAGGCAGCAATATTTTCTTGCTGGAAAAGTTTCTGTACCTGATGTTTCTAGAGAATCTGCAAACATTGGAAGTTCTATAAAAAAAGATATAGAAGCAATAAAAAATTCTATAGTTTCTATTGCCTCTCTTCTTGCATCTCAAAATAAACTGATTCAAAAAGATGCGGATAATCAAAGAAAAATTGCTGAGAATTTAAAAAGAGGTAAAAGAGAGGAAGACCTAGAAAAAAAAGATAACAAGTTAAAAACATTAGCATCAAAAGTCTTAGCACCATTCCAAAGTATTCTTGACAAAATAATTAATTTTATTGTTTGGACTTTACTTGGTCGTTTGATGGTCAAGTTTATAGATTGGATATCAGACAAAAAGAATAAGAAGAAAATTGATACTTTAGTTAGATTTATTGGTGATTGGTGGCCTGCTTTATTGGGGGCATTTCTATTATTCGCAACTCCTTTAGGCGGATTTGTTAGATCTATTATTGGAACGGTTGCTAAATTA